CGGAACAATTTTTTATATTGATGATCTGCAATTTGCTGAGATCCCTAAATCAGATCTTTCTTTTGGTGCTGGGTATCCAATTTATGAAGATGCTAGAACTGTAAATATTCAGCTTGATGGGACTAGAACTAATTACCTTCCAAATCCTGGCTTCGATTATGGCACAAATGGTTGGGGTATTCTCAATGGAACTTTGAGCATTGATACAGCAAACTATGTGTATGGAGCTACTTCAGGTAAGTTTACTGCGGCCAACAACGTTGGAGCTATACACTCAGACTGGATAACTCTAGACCCTAATACTTACTACACCTTTAGTGCTTATGTTAAAGGTCCTGCTACAAAAACAGCTAAAGTAGGCATTGAGTTTACCTTTCCACAAAAAGCTGTGGATCAGATTAAAGTATCTAAAGATGCATATAGTAGTTACTTACCTGCACCTACGGGCATTATTTACTCTGACCCAGTAACTATTAACGCCACTACTTTTACGCGCATTTCTGTAACTGTTAGGTCTCCTGAGTATGTTGCTGATAATGGCTTACCAGTTGCTAAAGCAATTATTAATTTCCCTAGTACTACTTCTGGCAACTCTTATTATGTAGATGCTTGTCTTCTTGAAGCTGCTGGACCATCAAATACTGCTATATCAAAAATTGAACCCGCTACCCCAGCTTCAGGTACCTTTACAGTCACTACTAGTTCTGTACATAGATTAGTTGCAGGAAACAGTGTAAGTATTTCTGGAACAAACTCTTACACAGGAAACTGGACCGTAGCTAGCGTACCTACTACGACAACATTTACAGTTACTTCGTCAACTTCTGGCACATTTACAAATGGACTTGCTACATCTAGCATACCTAATACATACTTCCAAGGAACCGGTGGTCTAGCACCTACTAATCCCTTGACGGAAGATTTTGTTGGAGACGCAGATTGTGAGTGGGAAACACGTACTACTACTAACTGGTTAGCTAACCCCAGTCTTGAAACTAATACTACTGGTTGGACACGACAAACTGCTTCAGCGTCTGCTATGACTAGAAGCAATGCTCAAGCAAAGTTTAGTTCCTACTCGTTAGCTGTTACCGCCAGTGCTTCTAGTAACTACCAAGTGTACACAAACTCTTATTTCCCATCAATCATTACGTTATCAGGATCAGACACCGTTTCATCCTACCTTAGTGGTGGGGAGAGCGTTACAGTATCTGCGTATGTATACGGTCCTGCAGGAACTTACACTATTGGGTGTGGCACATCCACTACATCCTCGCTTACAACTCTATTGGGTGTAAGCGCCGCTGGTGATACCGCAATTGATTCCGGTGGTTCTTTTGTAGTACCTCTTAATACTTGGACTAGAATCCATACCACCGTACAAGTACCTAAATTTACTACGGGAACTACACCTATTAATCTATACCTACATATTGGATCTAATCTAACGTCTGGAACGTACTATGTAGACGGTGCTCAAATGGAGTTTGGTACAACTCCTACTCCGTTTGTTGATCCTTCAGTTGGAACTACAGTTTCAACAATCCATCCTAAAGACGGCGTTGCCTTGATGTATTCTGCTACTCGTCCACTTATTGGTGGAGGTAGAAGCTATTTCTGGACACGTCAAGATAACAAGCTTGAGCGTCTGCAACGTAGTGTTAGCAATTATTTGCCATTGGGAGCTAGCTTTAAATTTACTCAGGGAGACCCTACACCTGTTTCATTACCAGAAGTTGACTCATCAGTATTTGTTGAGAATTCTTTTGAAAACAATTTAAATAACTGGGTAAGTGGTACTAATACTGTATCCGCTAAAGCTGTAGGAATAGGCAGTATATATACAGATACTAACTCCAATACTCTTTATGGAGCATACAGTACGTCTTGGCTAAGGGTAGTCGGTACATCTACATCTCCGACCTCTATATCAGTATCAAAGACAAATATACGAGTTCGACCCGCTGCCGGAACAGGCCCTAACGATACTATTAATTACTACTTCTCGGCAGCTATAAAGAGCCTTCCAGTAGATACTGGAACATATGTAAATAGAAGTACTGGAACTTACGTAGCAACTATTTACTGGTACCAAGCTGATGGTACAACAGCATCAGCTGTCACTACTAGCACATCTATTAGTGGTCTAACGCTAACGTCAAATAATGCCCAACGTTGGAACTTACTTTTTGGAAAAGCACAGGTTCCATGGGATGCAGTATTTGCTAAAATTACGTTTACGTTTACCCCTACAACATCTAGCAGTACTGCTGGAGTTAATGGGTTTATGCTTGACCGGGTAATCTTTAAGAAAATATAAGGTATAGTGAGGGACATGACAGATCTAGTGATAATCTCTCTTGCCGTAGCATTTGTGCTTACTGGCGTAGAAGAGCTAATATTTCCAATTGGTAAGTGGCGCGGACTTTTAGCGCTAGTATTATCAACAGTGGCATCTATTGTTACAGTAGAGCAAAAGTGGGGCGTAGTAATTTGCACCGCACTAGCTTGTTCATTTGCTAGCATGACGTGTGCTATGTTAGTAAGTACTTTGATAGATAGTAGAGATCCGAGAGTACTTCGGGGTGTACCTAGGCGGGTACCTCCACTTTAAACATCTAGGAGGGCTTAGATGATTGACCCAACACCATTGTTGGATTCAAAATTATCCCTACGTGCCAAAGGCATTTGGGGTTTATACATGGCTGCAGGCAAAGCACTCTCTGCTGCCGAAATATATCCGCTCGTGCCAGAAGGCCGTGATGCGGTACGTAAAGCTGTGCGCGAATTGATATCTGCTGGGTACGTTTCTGAGACCAGTTTCCGTAATAAAAATGGCCAGTGGTCCTATGAATTAAAGATCACCCAGGCCTGGTTTACCCGGGACGGATTTTCAGGCACCCTTTTATACGGTACAGCTAGTAAGCTAATAACTAATAGTACATTAGTAGAACTTACTAACGTAAGTTCAACTAACGTATCGGGCTCGCCCGAAAAGGAGGCGTTTATAGATATGGCATGGCCAGGGTTTGAAGATGAAGAGGTAGTAGTCAAAAAAGCGAGGAAGTCCACGGATTACGTAGAGGCCGGGGTTGTAGGCAAACTAACAGAGCCTATAGACAAAGCCGAGATGCGTAGGCAGAAGTACAAGAAGACCAAGTTTGAGGCTGTACCGGCCTCTATGCTGCGTCAGGAGCGTCCAGAGGACGAGTGGACTACTAGCGACCTGCTAGCTGAGTTCTACTCTCTAACACGTGCTCACGCCCCAGGAATCCCTAGTCAGGTGAATGGCAAAGGCCTAGCATCTTGGATTAACCAAAAGGTGGGCGAAGGAATCACCCGTCACACGGTCCTAAAAGCCATGCGTGGGTTCTTTAATGATCCCCGCTTGACAAACGATGCTGGCATAGGTAATCCTTTATGGCGTAGGTTCATTGCGTACTACCCAACAGTCCATGGTATTTATTCCAGGGAAACTGAGGTAGAGTACCAAGATGACGACTTCTTGAACCATCAGTCAAAGATGCTCAAGTTATGGGAGGACTAATGTACGACATATCAGAACTACGGCCTTCGGTCCGTAGGCAGATAAATCAGGCCTGCATTCCTGAACGGTTTGTAGGGCTAACCTTGGACGACCTAGCTTCTTATGAGGGCGAACCAGAGATTCTCATAAATAAATGGGTAAACTCTGTACTTTCTGGTGAGATTATCAAGGCCCGTGGCTCAAAGAAGTGTGGCATGGGATTATTGCTAGTTGGCAAGCCAGGACACGGCAAGACAACTCTTGCTAGTGTTGTACTACAAGAAGTGATTCGTAAGGCAACCCCAGAACTTTGGGGTTCACCTGACATATCGGTTAAAAATCCAGCGCTATTTGTTGACTATCCGAAACTTCTACGTATCCAGCAGAAGTCTTGGAAAGATACCGATGGTCCTGAGGCTTTCCTCATGGAGCAGGTCTATGGCGATATGAAGGGCCCAGATAATATAAGCTTGCTTGTATTAGATGATTTAGGTAAAGAGCATAGGACCGCTTCAGGGTGGGCTGAAAATACCTTTGACGCTGTGTTAAGGTCTAGGTACAATGCAGGACTACCGACTATTGTTACAACAAATGTTCCGTTAAAGAATTTGGGTGACGTCTACGGCGAGGCTATGGGTAGCTTTGCACACGAGGCGTTTATTCCAATTAACATAGTATCGACAGAGGGTGATCGTAGGAAATGAAGGATAAAACAATGGCAAAGGCAGACTGGCGTACAGTGCAATTCTTCCTATCTCCACGTGGAGTGTTTGAGGTAGAGATTGACCTTGAGAGCGAAGACGTCCGCTGCACATGCCCAGGATTCGTTTCTCGTAACGTATGTAAGCATTCTCGCACCGTAGTTTCACGTGCCCAAAAGAATGACGGCACATATCCGCTTAAAGTCTCAGACCGTGCGTCTAAGGCTGAGATCTCAACAGCGACTCGTTCGTCTGAGGCCTTTAGGGAGTTTGTAGTCAAATACGGCTACATTGAGGTTTAACTCATGCAGGGAGGGGATTTAAGTAACGATCGCATAATGCGCATCGCTGTGTCTCTTGACTGTATCTTAAACAGGACACCGGTCATAAAAAAACTTTTAGGTGTCATCTCTTACGCACAAGAAGAAGTCACGTACGATCGTCAGATACTTTCTAAATTGTGGAAGTACTCTAGCGATAATGGCTTCATCTTAGAGCTTGTGGGATTTGGTTTCTCACAGGCTGAAATGCAAGAATTTATGGACGACCTTGACAACTTGGGTACTAATCCATTTAACTACGTTAAGGCTTACAACGTAGTAGCAGACTTAGTTGCAGAACTGCCTTATCGAAATGAACTAAAGGGTGTCATAGATGTACCCCAGCGAGCATTACGATATGGTAGTTGGTACCGCGACCTTTGGAGGGTTTAAATGGCAGCAGATAATGAACTGCGCTTAATCAGTCGTGCAATACGCACGAGGGATATCACACCCATACTTGAGTATGGATTAGAAGATGATTGGTTCTATGTAGATGAGCATCGCAACGTGTGGCGCTTCATCAAGCAGCACTGGACTAAATACTCTGAGGTTCCTACAGCAGTAACGGTAAAGGATAACTTTCCTACATACCGCTTACTAGCTGTAGACGATTCGATTGAGTACCTACTAGACCAGCTAGTTGAGTACCGTCGTCGTCAGAAAGCAATTGAGATTGTGCAGGATGCTGCTGAGGCTATCTCAGAGGGCGACCATGCGACTGCGATTGCTTCTATGAGCACAGGGCTTGCAAAGATCTTAGATGAGGGTGTTGGTACATCCCACGATGTGGACTTGAGCAAGAGCCCTATGTCTCGTTACGACGAGTACCAGGATGTAAAGACACGCCCTAATGGTTTGATCGGAATGGCCACAGGATTTACTCTCATTGATCAGGCAACAGCCGGTCTACAACCAGGCCAACTTATCGTTATTGTTGCTCCACCAAAGACGGGTAAGTCTGTGATCGCTTTGCAGACTGCGGTTAACCTTCACAAGGATGGTTTTGTACCGATGTTCCAGTCTTTCGAGATGAGCAGTCGTGAGCAGCAAACTCGCCACGACGCCATGCGTGCAAACATCTCACATGCTCGCCTTACCCGTGGTGCACTAAAGACCGACGAAGAAGTGCGTTACCAAAAGGCACTAAAGCGCATGGAAGATATGCACAACTTCTACCTGACTGACAGCACGTCTGCAGGAACAATCTCTGGTTTGGCAGCAAAGATTGATAAGCTACAGCCAGACGTTATCTTTGTGGATGGTGTGTATCTTATGACAGATGAGGTCACAGGTGAGTTAGGTATCTCTTATCTTGCTTTGACTAATATCACTCGGTCATTGAAGAGGCTTGCTCAAAAAGTACAGAAGCCAATTGTTGTTACCACTCAGGCATTGGAATCTAAAATGCGTGGCGGTAAGGTTACTGCCCAGTCTATTGGTTACTCATCATCGTTCTTCCAAGATGCTGACGTAATCTTAGCGCTAGAGCGTCAGGACGCTGAGGATGACTCTTCACGTCTGTTCAGGATTGAAGCCAGTCGTAACTGTGGTAAGACTGAGGTCGAGTTACTGTGGGACTGGGAGAACGGAAAGTTTCAGGAGTACGCAACACCATGACAAATATAGTTACGGGAATTCTTATAGTCGTGTTTATCATTGCAGCCATAGCATCATTTATGGATCATTAGGAGAAGGTATGTTTGAGCCACAAGCACCACAGTTCGACGGCACACAGCCATGTGCCGATATAGACCCTGATACATTCTTTCCTCACCCTGCCGATAAAGATGGGATACAAGCCGCAAAGGATATCTGTAACTCCTGTGCGTTTGTAGATCCTTGCTTTGCTTATGCAGTAAAGGAGCCATCCTTGCAGGGTATCTGGGGAGCAACAACGCAGCGTCAGCGTGAATCTTTCCGTGGTCGCATGCGTCGTCAGGCGTCAGTATGATTATCACCGAAAAAGAAGTACAGGTAGTACTCTTCAAACTAGATGTAGATATCGCACATGTTCGTGGGGATGAGGTTCTGGGTATCTGCCCAGGGCACGAGCTACGTACCGGTGCCAAAGATAACAATCCATCCTGGTCTATTAACATTGAGACTGGCGTACACCACTGCTTCTCTTGTGGTTACAAGGGCAATCTGATTACTCTCGTTGCAGAGCAGATGGACTTTAAGACTCAGTGGGGTCGACTAGATCTTGATGCTGCAAAGAGTTGGTTGCATGCTAATACTGCAATTGACCTTGACTTGATTGCCAAGCAAATGGAAGAGATAAAGTCTTCTTACATTGCTATCCCGAAGCCTGTAGAGATGAGCGAGGCTCGCCTATCTGTATACACTCCTCACGTACCTGCATGGGCACTAAATGCTCGTGGGTTAACAGATGATTCTTGCAAGGTCTACACAGTTAGGTGGGATGATAAAAATAGTGTTTGGATTCTTCCTATTCGTGACTATGAAACTGGCAAACTACTTGGTTGGCAAGAAAAGGGTCAGGTCATGCGTCACTTTAAAAACCGCCCTACCGGAGTTTTAAAAAGCAGCACAGTTTTTAATCCAGGTAGCTATCCCAAAACCGAATCTTTTATAGTTGTAGAGAGTCCACTAGATGCAGTTCGTTTGCACTCTCTTGGTTTTCGTGACTCTATTGCCACCTTTGGTGCATCTGTTAGCCCGGCTCAAGTAAATATCATTCGAGCTAACGCAGAGAATATTATCTTTGCTTTTGACAACGATCAGGCTGGGCAAACCGCTTCCCTACGCATGTTAGACTTGAGTCGCAAGACTGGGTTTGAGTGCAAGTTCTTTAACTACGGAAAGTCCGAAGCTAAGGATGTTGGCGATATGTCAGAAGATGAGATACGCTATGGTATAGAGTCCGCTAAGCATTGCGTACTCGGTAAAGCAGCAATTTTAGGATAACAAATGAGTTTCACTGGCACCTTACTTCCATATCAGGAAGAGGCTGTAGACTTAATGTGCGAGCGCGGTAAGGTGCTTGTTGCATACGATCTTGGCTTGGGCAAGACTGTTCTAACTATTGCAGCTATAGAGCGTTTACGAGATGAAGGAAAAATTAATGGTCCAGGCCTTGTCATTTGTCTATCCAGCCTTAAATATCAATGGGCTAACGCTATTGATAAGTTTACTGGAAACACGTCTTTCCCAGTAGTTATTGATGGCACGCCTAAGCAGCGTAAAGAACAGTACGAGCAGTTTAAGAACTCTCAGGTTGACTACATCATTATGAACTATGAACAAGTAGTTTCTGATTGGGAAATTGTCAGGAAACTACCTAGGGCATTTGTTATCGCTGACGAAGCTACTGCACTAAAGAGTTTTAAATCAAAGCGCTCAAAGGCGGTAAAGAAACTGACTTGCCCGTACATGTTTGCTCTCACTGGTACCCCGGTAGAGAATGGCAAGGCTGAAGAAGTATTCTCTATTATGGAGTTTGTAGACCGCAGTGTGCTAGGTTCTTTTCCAGCTTTTGAGGCCAAGTACATCAACCGTAATAACATGGGTTGGATTGACGGGTACAGGAATCTTTCACATCTACACGATTCATTAAAATCTACGTCGGTTCGTAAGCGCCAGTCAGATCCAGATGTTTCTCCGTACCTACCTGAGACAATCATGGCATCACCAATACTTGTTCCTTTTGACCCAATGGGTCGTAGGTTATACAAAGCAATCTGTGAAATGCTGCTAGAAGATCTTGATGAGGCTGCTGCATTTATCAATTCTGGGGCAAGCATCTACACTAAAGACGGTGGTCTAATTGATGAGTTCCGTGGCCGCATTATGCCAAAGCTAATTGCTTTGCGTCAGGTATGTGCTCACCCACAACTCTTAAAGAGCAGTGGGCTACAGTTTGATGGGTTTGCCGGTAACGGATCCCTATTTGCAGCTGAGCTACTACAATCAGGAGCACTTGACAAAGATTTTAAGTCTCCCAAGCTAGAGACCTTGAAAGAAACGGTGTCTAACTTTTTAGCTGAAGATCGCAATAACAAAGCTGTCATTTTCACTACTTTTGTCAGTATGACCGATATACTTGGTAAAGAGCTAAAAGAGCATGGGGCCAATGTCTACACTGGAAAGCTAAGTGCAAAAGAGAAAGAGCATGCTAAGGTTGATTTCCAAACTAACCCAAATACTCGCCTGCTCATTAGTTCTGATGCTGGTGGGTACGGCGTGGATCTTCCTCAGGCTAATCTACTGGTCAACTACGATCTTCCGTGGAACGCCGGTCTGGCACTCCAACGTAACGGACGTATCCAGCGAGCCTCTAGCACCTGGGAGCATGTTGTAATCCAGGACCTACTTATGCTAGGCTCAATAGAGCAACGCCAATACGATATGCTGCAGCAAAAAATGTCAGTCGCTAATGCTATTGTTGATGGTGAAGGAATCAGTAAGACTGGTGAGTTGAACTTAACACTCGGCACACTTAGGCAATTCTTGCAAAACAATTAAATATAGACTAGGGTATAGCGAGGGCCCGGTACTAGGAGTGAATTTGCCTAATCCAACGCCAACGCGTACTATCAGAGTATCTGATGAACTTTGGAATGCAGCCAAAGAAAAAGCTGCTGAAGAAGGTGTCACAGTTACTGATATAGTAATTACGGCTCTAGAAGAGTTCGTAGGAGTTTAATAATTTAGGAGGGCATCATGCCAGAAGTAATTGGTAAAGAACTACCGACTGCAGAAACATTTGGTCAGTCGGATCTTGACACTATGTACAAAGAGTATGTACATCTCAAGAAGAACATTGACGACCTTACTGCACGTCAGAATGTCATTAAAAAGGAACTGTCCGAGTTTGTAGACTCTAATGGTCTAGAAGATGACAAGGGTCACAAGTGGTATGACATGCAAGAGTATGGTGGCTATGCTGGTATGCAGCGTCAGCGCCGTGTATCACAGACTCTTGATGAGGCAGCTGCTCACGACTTGCTTCGTGACAAGGATCTTACGGCTCGTTGCTATGAACTTAAGCCAGTGCTTGATGAGCAGGCTGTAATGGAGTGCTTGATGGAAGGCCTTCTTACCGAAGACGACGTTGATACCATGTTCCCAAAGAAGGTAACTTCTGCGTTTATCCTTGTAAAGAAGTAGCCCATGTTTTTCTTTGAATGGTTATTATTTGCACTTTGGCTCGCATCAAGTATAGTCTTAGTTGGGTTCGGATTTTGGAACGATATCCAGAAGCATAAGAGGAGCAAAATGGCTAAAGTTAAAACACTCTTGTTAGAGGATTATCCTCATGAGTGCTCAATCTGTGACGCTACCTACGACGAGTTGTTAGACCTAATGGCTCACCTTAAGGATGACCATAATGTCTAGCGATTTGACAGAAGAGCGGTTACTTGAGTTAGTATCTCAGGGACTACGTGCTTGGGATCCGTTGCTATTCTCTCGTGTAGACGATAGTATGGGTGCAGCATTTATAGCAATTGATATTTTTAAGAAAGCAATGGCAGGGTTGATTAAGTAATGAACGAGGATAAGATTGAAGAGATCTTTGGGTCTCTTAATGAATTTTATCCTGGTTCTAAAAAGAAGCGTCAACCGCTACATCCTGAAGTTGCTAAACGTAAAGAAATTAAAGACAAAGAAGCTTGGGATTCAGATCCTCAAACCAAAACGCTTCCTAACGGAACTGTGGTAGAGTTATTTAGTGCCGGTACTTTTGCAGCAGCATTAGGACGGCCACTAGTTACCATTAGACTGTGGGAGCGTAAGGGGTACATCCCAAGGGCACCATATCGACTAAAGGCGATTATAGTTAAGGGTGAGAAAAAACCCGGCTGGCGCATGTATAGTCGTGACATGGTAGAAAGTGCAATACAAAGTTTTCAATCTAGAGGGCTTCTTGAAGCTCCCCGGATTGATTGGAATCGACACCCAGACCTTTCGCTAGAACTTTACGAAAACTGGACTAAGATTCACAACCAAGAAACCGCATAACCAACAACCAATAAGGAATAAACCTATGAACACCCGCAACACTAATGTAAACTCATACCTCGACGATGACGAGGATGTAACACCTACCGCTGTATCAGACGATATCTTTGAAACCGAAGATGAAGAAGAAGTTCCTGAGCGTTCTTCAGTAGTACAGGTAGGCTGGGCTAAGGCTAAGGAAGTTCAGGCCAAGGCTGCAAAGTCATACGCAACCGACTTCAAGTTCGAAGAAGATGTGCAGCTAATCAAGTTCCTCTCTCCGGAACCAATGAGCTTTGCACAGCACTGGGTACAGCGCCAGGGCAAGAAGTCATTCGTATGTCTAGGCACAACTCAGTGCCCACTATGCCGTGCAGGTAACAAGGCAGACAACAAGTTTGCTTTCTCAATTGTTAACCTCATGGAAGAAGATCCAAAGGTACAGCTAATGACTGTTGGTCTACGCCTTTGTGGTCAGCTAGAAAAGCTAAACAGCGATCCTAAGACAGGGCCTCTAGATCGTATGTTCTGGGCAGTTAGCAAGTCAGGTCAAGGCACTAAGACTAGCTACTCAATCATGCCAGTGAAAGAACGCGACCTCCCCGATGACTGGGATTTGGACGCTTCTGAAGTAGCGGAAGTAATCTCTAACTTGAAGGCTCTTGGCACAGACGCATTGCGTATGTCAACCAAGGCTGAACTTGTAGAGATTGCCCGCGAGATTCCAGAAGACTAATCCCTCACATGTAGGGTGCTAGGTCTCTCCCTCCTTGATCTAGCACCCTACTTCTTTATTCGGAGAGCATTATGAATATTGTTTTGACTACCGATCAACTTCACGAAGTTGTCGATGCCTACTCACAAGTAGATGAATTTGTATTTGACGTAGAAACGTCAGGCCCTCACCGTGGAGATCCTCGCCAGAATGCTGTCGTATGGATTGCTCTAGCGACTGAGGGTCGCTGTGACGTTATCCCTATGGGTCACCCTAATGGTGAGTACATCCGCACTGATTACCCATTGCTACCGTCCGCTAAGCTTCGTCAGGCTAAGGGCATGACCCTACGTCCACAGGACTACAGCAAGGATGAGAAGAAAGCCACTAAGGTCTTTACAGAACCTTGCGAGCAGTTAACTGCTGGTGAAGTATTTCGTGCTCTTAAGCCTATATTCATGGGCGATCAGGTAAAGGTCGGGCACAACGTAAAGTTCGACCTACAGAGTGTTGCTAAGTATCTAGGTGGTATGCCTAATCCAAGCTACGCCTGTACTCTCAACGCTGCGTTTATCTTAGATAACCAGATCCGTCACGAACTTGGTCTAGCTGCATGCTTGAAGCGTGAGTTTGGCTACGAGATGGTAAAGGGTGTTGGTAAAGAGATCGAAGCACATAGCTTTGATGAGGTTGCAACCTACGCTGGGCTAGATGCCGAGTGGACATGGAAGCTGTGGAAGAAACTATCCTCACGTCTTGATACCGACAAGCTCACTAAGCTTTTCAACCTAGAGATGGATGTACTACAAGTTATCTGCAGCATGGAACTACGTGGTGCTGATATTGACGTAGCTGCTCTCCGTATCTTGAAGACGGATCTTGAGGAGCAACTAGAGTTATGTAAGGGTGAGATCTACGCAGCTGCTGGCAAGCCTTTTAATCTTAATAGTGTTCCAGAGAAGCAGAAGATTCTTTATACCTCTAAGAAAGAGGGGGGCCGTGGGCTACGTCCTAAGGTCCTAACTACTAACGGTGAGAAGAAGCAGAGTGCTGGAGAAGATCCTTTAGTAACTGACTACTCTGTAGCAGAGCCTGCACTAGCGCATTTTGTGGGTAAGGATGCTGTAGTAGATGGTCTCGTACGTTATGCAGATCTCAACAAGCTCCTCACTACTTATGTAATTCCATACCTTGGTGGAGATATCACCCGCACACTGCTTGGCAAGAGCAAGACCGTTGCTAAGAAGGCTCTGCTACTTGACGGTCGTATCCATACAGACTTTGTACAGTATGGTACAGAGACCGGTCGTTTCAGCAGTCGTAACCCAAATCTGCAAAACGTACCTGCTCCACATACGTCTAACGGCAAGGCTATTCGTAATCTATTTGTAGCTCCAGAAGATCATTCATTGATTGTTGCTGACTACTCTCAGATTGAACCCCGTGTTATTGCGTCATTCTCTAATGACCGGATCATGTGCGGATCTTACCTAGATGGTGGGGATATCTATACAACTGTGGGCGATACTATGGGCATTGATCGTAAGGCCGGTAAGACTCTTGTGCTTGCTATGGCATACGGAGTAGGTCCTGACAAGATTGCTGCTGATATCGGATGTACCGTAACTCAGGCTAGGGATCTGCTGGACGCGTTCAGTGCAAAGTTCCCGTCTGTTACACGGTATAAGCGCAGTGTTATTACTGAGAGTCGTAATAAGACTCCCATGCCTTATGCCACTACTATTCTTAAGCGTCGTAGGTATCTACCAGACTTGCGCTCATCAGAGACTTGGAAGCGGTCACGCGCAGAGCGTCAAGCGTTCAACACTGTAATTCAGGGCTCCGCTGCAGACTTGATCAAAGTTGCAATGGTACGTGCTTATGATATGATTCCAGAGGAGGCCAATTTGATATTGACCGTCCACGATGAATTGGTAACGGTAACTCCAAACCATTTGGTAGAGGAGACGGCCGAGGCAATACGTGAGGCCATGGAAGGCATTAACGTATTAAAGATTCCGCTATTAGCTGATGTTAAAACTGTACAAAGGTGGGGTGAAGCTAAGTAATGGGCTTTTTCCGTAAGAACAAAAAGAACGAAATTAAAATAACTGCGTTGTCTCCAACAGCCCAGATACGTAAGATCATCTATGACTCTGGGTGTAAAGACCCCGAACTTGTAGCAGAAATGCTGGGGCTTACTGGCATCTCTGATGAGGTTGCTGAGATGGAAGAGGATGCAAGTAGCGAACGTATTGCAAAGATAGCAGCAATACTCCCAATCATTGAGATGCACTCTCAGATCTCAGCAAAGATTAGCGCAGTATCGTACTTTGCCTCTTCAGCAGAAGTTAACGAAGATGTGCCTGGGGAAGATGTACTAGAAGCCATGATACAATTATTTAAGTACGTATCGTTCTCGTCTGCAGTCTCATGCGTAGCTGCGCTAATAGACTTGAACTTAATTTCAGGAGGATATCTTAATGAGTAATGATTGGTGGTCACGGAGGCTCTCAGAGAATACCCCTGCAGCTCCTCAGCGACAAAGCGCCCCTACATCTCCACTACCTAATGTTCGCTATGTACCAGAAGGTAATGTAACTAGTACCCCGGTAACGTATGATCCAAATCAGGATCAACTAGTTAGCAAAGCGCAGAGTTCACGGCAGAATGATAATTGCCCAGGATGTTACTCAGGTAACTACTTTGCACCTAACGGTACTTCACTAAAGCGTTGCTATGACTGTGGTTACCCGCTACAGCAAGCCGGTACAGGTGCAGGAATGCCAGGCGGTTCAGCCGGTGGACCTTCTACTCCGTCAAAGCAAACATCAACCGGTAATAATTTTAACCCTTCAGTAATCGTAGACAGGATCGGATAGTGGCGCTAAACGCAGAGGTAATGAAAGTTGCCGCACTTCTCAATAAGAAGATGGGTCCAGGTACGGTAATAAAAGCTAGTGAGGCTCAGCTTCCTACCCGTATTACTACAGGCTCACTTACACTAGACGTTGTACTAGGTGGTGGATGGCCAGTAAACCAGTGGACTGAAGTTATCGGTGAAGCATCTAATGGTAAGACTGCAATTGCTCTAAAGACTGTTGCAGCTAATCAAGCAAGGGATCCAGAGTTCACAACTGTGTGGATTGCCGCAGAGCCTTTTGATGTTGGTTACGCACAAATGTGTGGAATCGATACTGACCGTGTGTTTGTAGTATCCACTAATATCATGGAGGAAGCATATGAAGCAGCTATTCAGTTCTGTGAGTCTAAGGCTGTTGATCTTATTGTTATTGATTCTCTTCCTGCTCTAGTTCCTACAGCAGAAGACGATAAGAACATGGATGAAATGACCGTAGGTCGTGGAGCCCTGCTTACTAACAAGTTCTTCCGCAAGGTCTCTAAGGCCACTAAGCGTTCTCTTGTTGAGAATGAGCGTGGGATTACTTGCCTATTGATTAATCAGTTCCGCATGAAGATCGGCGTAATGCACGGAGATCCTCGTACTACACCTGGTGGTCTAGGCAAGGACTACGCCATGGCTATTCGCGTAGAAGTAAAGCGCGACGAGTGGCTAGAAGTAGGTGTCGGAGAAGGTAAGCGCCGTTGTGGTCAGACTATCCGTGTACGTACTATTAAGAACAAGACATTCCCACCACAGCAAACTGCATACCTAGATTTCTGGTTTGCAGATGGTGGTCCACTAGATGCTGGGTCTTACGACTCTGCTAAGGAGATTATTTCTCTATCTATTCTCAATGGAATTGTAGAGCGCCGTGGCGGGTGGCTGTACTATGAAGGTAGGAAGTGGCAGGGTGCCGCTAACATGCTAGAGTCTATCCGTGAGGAAATTGATCTCAAGGATGCATTAACTAAGGAAGTAATGGACACTCTGCGTACAGCGCCTGTGCCAAATATTACTGATGAGGAAGACTAATGAAGACTGAAGGCCAAAAGCAATCTCTAAAGCATGAAAAGCGTTTAGAGAAAGCCCTCGGAGGCCAGCGTTCTGCTGGCTCCGGGGCCTTCTGGTCACGTAAGGGTGATGTACGCACTGACGACTTGCTCATTGAACATAAGTGGACAAGTAAGAAGTCTTTCACTCTCAAATCAGATGTATTAGAAAAGATAGTTATGGAAGCTATCTTAGATAGTCGTACAGCTGTTTTAGGAATACATTTAAACGGGAAAAACTATGTGCTTATGGAGGAACATGATTTCATGGAACTTCGAGATTTTAGGAACGAGCATATATGTACGACGACGACGTCCCCTGGGCTTGGCGATACGATGCTAAGTGCCGAGGAATAGACACCGAGATTTTCTTCCCACCTCGGGATAAAGATCTTTACACGAACATAGCAGACAAAGCCAAGGCAGTCTGTCTTGGTAACGATGGTGAACCAGCTTGCCCTGTACGCAAAGAGTGCCTAAAAGAAGCAATCAAGAATGATGAGCTTCATGGTATTTGGGGCGGTTTGTCACATCGTGAAAGGAACGCTATGATTCGTAAATATACTGCAGCAGGTATGACCTTAGACGAATGGTTGGAAACTCCAAATGCCCTCAAAACCTCAAAAAATAACAAGCAAAAACCTGAAAGCCTTTCTTGATGCTAACAAGCGTGTAAGCCGGTTAACTGGTCCACTAGAGCGTTACATTCTTACCCGTGAGCCAGAGTTCCGGGATCAGTCGTATCTTCACCCTAGTGACATGATTAAGAAGGAATGGTGTGCACTGCATGCCTACCACCAGTTGACCGGTAACTACGTAGCTACTCAAGAGAAGCCAACATTACGCCTACAGTCAATCTTTGATGAGGGCCACGCTATCCACCACAAGTGGCAGACCTGGATTACCAGCATGGGCAACATGTATGGTCTTTGGGAGTGTGTATATTGCAATGAATCTTTTTATGGTACTTCACCAGATGGTTGCCAGTTCTGTAATGAAGGCGGTCTACTCTACAAGGAAGTACCTTTATCGTCTGAAAAGCATATGATCCGTGGCCATTCTGATGGCTGGGTCAAGGGCTTAGGAGATGATTTCCTCATTGAGATTAAATCAATGGGGACTGGCACGTTTAGGTTTGAAGCGCCTGCGCTACTATCCGCTGCCAATGGTGACCTGGAAACTGCATGGAGGGCAGTCAAGCAGCCTTTCAGGTCACATATGCTTCAGGGCCAGGTCTATTTGCACCTGTGTCACTTAATGGTAGAAGAAGGACTTGCAGAGTCAGCTCCTGGATCGATAGTATTCATCTACGAACTCAAAGCTAACCAAGACTACAAAGAGTTTGAGGTCCAGTATGACCCAGAGTATGTAGCCGAGATCTTTGAGAACGCACTGGATGTAAAGTGGGCAGTTGACAACAAGCGCCCACCTGCATGTAATATTGATCCAGTAAAGGGTTGCAAGCGTTGCGAAACTTTTAGGGAGGAAGCAAATGAAGTGGTCTGATGTAGACAACAGCGAAGAATATGCTTTGCTTGATAAGGCTCTAGCAGAAAAAGGTCTAATAGATTTGTATGGGGGCCTACTAAGGCTGCATAAGAAGATGACACATATCTATGGTAAGGTTGCTTGCACTGAGTGTGGACAAGCTTGGCCATGCAACACTATCCGTTTACTAAATGGAGATACAAATGAGTAACAGTTTACGAGCACTAAATTCTCTTAGCACCAAAGGTTTTAAGATCCCATCTAAGCCGTCCTACGATATCCCAGAACTACCTAGGGACATTACAGAACTTGATGACGATGAGCTAATGGACCTATTCGTTACACTAACTACATGGAATGACTATGTCGCACCACAGTTAGCTGTAGCAGCAATTGATGAGCGTGAGTCTGACCGACTAGTATCTGTGCTAGAGTCAACAGCTTTGATCAATAACTGGAAGGGCGGTACTGGTGATCGCGTCACTATTGCTAAAGCGCAAATCGCGCTAGACCCTAAAGTTGCTGAGGCAAAGCAAGAACTAGATGAAAAGCATGCTTATCGTAAGTTGATTGAGACGTTGTTACAAAACCTAGAGCGTGATGCTGCACTGGTTTCTCGTGAACTAACTCGTCGCACATCAGATAGCGGTGTAAAGAACCGTGCACGGAGGTATACGGCCTAATGTTCCATCCAACAGATTATTCAAAAACTAGTACTACAACTACCAATGGCTCTAGTACTACAGTTAGTTTTGGTAAGCGTAAAGAGTCAACACTCAAAGTACTAAGTCATGAAGATACTGAAGAAGCTGGAGAACTACTACATAACATTCTTCAAGATGCTCTAGTCATGTGTGAAGAAGAATGCTGTGCTGAAGAAGCTAGCGTTGTAGATTTTGTCGCATTAGGTCAAGCTCTTGTAGCATCTCTTATTAATGAGTATGCAATATCCCCCGATGAGAAAAAGAAACTTCAAGAACAGTTAGCTGTTGCTAGGGCAGAGATAGTTAGTCTTCAGCGGGAGTTAGGAGCTATAGTTCAAAAGGACGCAGACAAAAACCATGAAAAAAGGTTAAATTCATTTAAGTCTCGTAAGTACCCACCTTCATTTAAAGAATCCTCTACTTACAGCACAAACTCTAACGAAGTCCATTCACCATACAGCAATAAGGAAAAGTAATGATTATTGGAGTATCAGGCTACGCACAGTCCGGTAAGGATGAGATCGCCAAGATTGCACTAGAGTACGGCTTTGAGCGTGCTGCTTTTGCAGATACATTGCGTGAAGCTCTTGTAGCTTTGAACCCCTTGCTTGGTATTGGGGTCAGGGTTAAAGATCTTGTAATGCTAATGGGGTGGGAAAAGGCTAAGCGTACTAGCCCAGAACTACGTATGCTCCTACAGCGTATGGGTACAGAAGCTGGTCGTGAGATCTTTGGGGAAAACATTTGGGTCAACAAGACTCTAGGTGGACTAGATCCCTCTAAGAACTACATCATTACTGATGTTCGCTACCAGAATGAGGCAGACGCTATCCGTGACCTAGGTGGTCAGTTATGGCGTGTAAAGCGCCCAGGCACCGGACCAGTCAACAAGCATAAGTCTGAAGTAGATCTAGACGACTACACATTTGACTTTACCATTAAGAATGATGGTGACCTAGCAAATTTAAAATATCTAATAGATAAGATGATGTTGGTAGTAGCATGAGTGACAAAATTGAAACCATTGACGTCGGTGCCGTTGATTGGAACGCAACTGCTGTTCAGTACATGGAACTTAACAAGCAAAAGACTGAAGCCATTCAGCGTGTACGTGAGTTGCATTTTGATAATGGATTTGGAAACTGCATCACTTGTTACCAAAGTTGGGAAAATGGTTTTAGCGTTTCAGTATTTCCTATTGTTTACCCATGTCCAACAATCAAAGCGTTAGACGGTGAGCAGGAATGATCCCTGCACCACAGGCGTTTGCTCATAAAGCTGCCCAAGATTCAAAACATAGGTACTTAGACTTAGAGCTAGTTGATAAGTTTATAAACGTACACACTTATGTTTTTCACATTACTGACTGTATTCCACAAAATAAAAAAGAGTGTCTTTGTGCTACGGATGCTGTACGTTACATGATGGGTTGGTTTTGGGATAGATATAGTAAAGGTATACAGCCTCTATCTATCACCGATGAAATAATTAGTTCTATAGAGTATGAAGAAAACAAATTAGCAGAGTTATTAGAAAAAAAGTTAGACGGTGAGCAGTAATGCGTATTGAAAAAACTATACATCAAACTAAAACACGTACTCAAAATATTTATAACTTTAGGTCTAAGTATTTACGTATATTTATTACCTCTGTTCCCTTTATAGATAATGCTTTTGAAACACGTTGGGTTAAAGTAAAGTATTGGCATGGGCATCTACACGTAGATTTTAGGGTATTCTCACGGCTTCAGATTATAAGCTGGCAAATTATTACTAAAAGTATTCGTAATGGGTTTAGGGTATGTGGCCCTGATTGTTCAAAGCATAAAGAAAGTTATAGTAATGAGTCTTAAAGTATTTGGATCTCCTGATCTCAAGGGTGAAGTATCTATTGGCATAGACCAGTCTTACTCTGGCTTTGCTATTACTGCTATTGATAAAGACGGTAACTACTACACGGAGGTAAAGAAGATAGATGGAACTGGTGTTGAGCGTCTTCATAAAGCTAGGGCCTTTATGCTTGGGTTTCTTGATAGGTACGTTGTTGGGTCGGTGGCTATTGAGGGTTACGCATTTGGGAGCCAAATGGCAAATATGGCAGGAGAACTCGGAGGAATGATTCGCCTAGCTTTGTTTGATGCTTATAGATTTGCTAATCAAGCAGCGGCTTTACCTCTAGTTGTTCCACCTACCAGCCTAAAGAAGTACATAACCGGCAAGGGTCGGGTAGATAAGAACCAGATCCTTCTCAATGTATATAAGAAATGGGGCGTGGAGTTCAATAATGACAATGCCGCAGACTCCTATGGGTTAGCACGGATTGCCCGTAATGCCCACGACTTTGAGTATGAAAAAGAAGTTTACGACAAGTTACTAGCTAAATAGTGATAGGGTTTTACTGAGGGCGCTCCAATAATCGAAACCATAGGGAACACTAATCGTGAGCGAAACATCAGATAAGCAAGAAGAAAACACCCTAAGGGTGAGTGCAGGATCAAATGCTCAGTCAGTCGGCTCAGCTATTGCCCATGCATTGTACGAAAATCCAACAGTACGTATCCGTGCGGTAGGCGCTTCAGCTGTAAACCAGGCTGTTAAGGCCATTGCAATCGCCAGAGGTTATGTAGCCCCACGAGGGCTTGACCTTGTTTGCAAGCCGGGATTCACTTCTGTTGAGTCCAGAGAAGGTACTATTTCAGCAATTGTATTCACAATTACTGCAAGTTAAGGCTGATATTTAAAGCTATAAGACTTACCGTTTATATAGCAGTACAGCTCTCTATTCTAGAATGAGGTAAAAAGTGGCTAATTCTTCCGACAATGTAGACGAAGCCTTGGCCGGTATGGCCAAAACCGGTGCGCCTCGCGTACCTATGGGCACAGAAGCAGCTAGTTCTGCTCAGTACCCATCAGCTACCGAAACCGGTCGCGCTACCCTAATGCCACGTGGTAACACGGCAGCTGGAGATCCTACGATCACCAATAAGGCTAACCGTCCAAATATCCTTTCACCTAATGTTGGTGGCGGAGCAGAACGTAATGGCGCTCGCTATGCAGTTACAGTTAACACTGTAATCCCTACGGCTCCAGAAGCTGGTGCTACACAGGCAAGCGGTCGTATCGTTCCTCCTTCTACTAACCGTAGTCGTTCGGTATTTGACGATGGCATGGGTTCATCGTACAATTAAGTAATACAATAATTTAATAATTGGGTGGCCCTTCGGGGCCACTCTTTAATCGGGATAACAATTGGAGTAAAATATGTTGGCTGAGGCCTTGCAAGATTATAAGATCAAGATAAGCACCCAAGTACGTAAGTGTGTCGTAGGCGAATGGTCTGACCACTTATCGGAAGAAGATCAGGTGCTTCTAGAAGAAGCCCTCAATGATGTATCTATCCCGAATCGG